CGGGCCGACTTTCGCGTACTAGATGTACGCGAGCTCCAAAACGTCCATCAGTCGTTCTGGACAGGGAGTAAACCTCCCGGTCCGATGGCATACAGTATCCCAGGATGGGGTAACTGTACGTGTCAGTCTGTAAGTGAGCGACTTTCGATCCTTTATACGGACCCTCACGTTACCGCCACGAATAACTCCCGCAACTAAACATTGTGAGATCCCCCATACATTCCTGCATGGGGAAACCATTCGTTGTCGTAGGAGGCCATCATAGTGGATCAACACTACAGCTGGAATGGGAACCCAGCATTTGTAGAGAATCGACCCGTTATGATCTAAGGGTTGATGAGACCCTAGGAATCGTTTAGGGACTTTAATCCCCTGATCGTCATTGCAGTGCAAAGGTACCACGGTTCTACCGCTTCCCTTCAACTGCTTAAGGATAAGTCTAAGTGTCTTACTTAGATCGTATCCATGCAATGCCGACCAGCGACTCAGGCTGTTGAATGCAACAAAGAGATCGCCACGTGTTTCTAAGTGGCGTATGTAGACAGAACGAACGTCTACCCCGCGGTAGTAATCACCGCCGCAGGACTCTCTGAACGGTCCTTCAACATAGGACTTGCTGTCGTTTACTATGAACCCAAGAAGGTTCAAAAGACGAACCACGCGCCGGCAAATTCTCGCCGGACAAATGATATCGTCACCGAACACACCCCAGTTTCCCGGAGTGAGCGGTAACTCGTCTGCGCAGATGCGTGAAGCATGTGCGGCTTTCCATCGAGTAAGACGAACGCCCGATAGGTTCGCGACAGCATGGACAACGCTCGTCATGATTAGAGTCATAAGGGAAAACGTAAAACCATTTCCCATAGTTGACACCATGCCGAGTTTAATGGGCTCTGCGTAACCCTCTATTTCGACGGATGGTGACCGATAGGTCATCACCAGTCCCCGGAACCACTCGGGAAAGAAGCTAAGAAGCTCCAGCGAAATAGAGTCGGATGCAGACTCCAGGTCCAGAGTAACAAGGGAATCGTCGATAGACCCCTTCTGAGCCAGGATGCGGTTTTTGTCCTGTTGGTTAGACAAGTCCAAACCATAGTACCACTTCAAGCTTTGTTCAATTTGGCTTGAGAGCCCCCGTTGCATCCACATATTAGCGGATGGTTCAGTGGCGATGGTACGACCCACGTCGACCGTTTTTGGGACGACACTAACCTTGCTTGATTCCACCACCTGGATACCCCTTAATTCACGCGCAAGAAAGAAAGCGTTTGAAAGGGGTTCAGTTACTTCCGAGGTGGTACACATCTCCCAATAAGGGAGCAGCCGTGACGTGACAGAGACGCTACTGTCGAACATTTTGTGCAACATGTCTGTTGCCCGAGTTCCAATACTCGCTCCGGGGCCGGGTCTTC